GTGAAGATGAAGATATTAATTATTCGGATGCTGCTGAAAAGGCATTTAATCATTTAAAATTAATGGGGAGTGAATAAAGATAAAATTTTTGATTTATTTAATGATGAAACTATTATTGAAAAAAATAATAAAGATTTATCTACTTTTAATGCTAGCCCATACCATAAATTAGGTATGTTTACTAAATTAATAGTTAACCATTTTGTTTTTCACCATAAATTAGAAAAATTTCTTCAAAAAGAACAACCCTCTTATAACTCAGAATCAACACGTGAAGCATCTTCATTTGTAGTATTTAATAGAGCTTGGAATTATCTTAAACAAGTTAATATAGAAGATAAAAACCACCAACGTGCTGTATTGGATTTTAATCCTAAAATACTAAATAAAACTTTGGAAAGTGCACTCTTATATTTCCAAGATAGTGAAGAATACAGGAAATGCGCACATATTTTCAAGATACAACAAATCATAAGAGAAAGAAAATAATAGCTAGGCTATACTATCCCTTATACGTACCTTAGTATCACAGGGTTTTGGAAAAATGGGATAATAGGGGTGGAAATAAAGGCATAATAATTAGGGTTAAGGGATACCCTGTTTTAAATATAAATAAGTCATGAGAAATAGAAAATTAGCACACAAAAAATTAGATAGATTAGATACAATTCTAATTACTCTCCAACAAATTGTAAATCGTCAATCACCAATTGAACAATATAAAATTAATATTGGGAAAGCTCAGGGTATAATTGAGGATTTAAGAGATATGGTAGAAAGAGAACCAATGTCTCCCGGAGAAATGAATAAAATATAAATAAATAAAGGTTATGAAATTAACAGCAGAACAACTCCAACAAAATTGGATAGAATTTTTATCAAACATTGAACAGCATATTACTGGTGATAGAAAAGATAAATTACTAGAATTTTATAATAAATATGAAGACCGTATTATATTAATGCCTGCGGCTCATAAGAAAGAATATCATAATGCATTTCCAGGTGGTTATGTAGAACACGTAAATAGAGTAGTTAAAGCAGCATTATCATTATCTGCTATATGGGAAGGATTTGGTTGTGATATGACTACATTTACCCAGGAAGAATTGGTATTTTCGGCTATTAATCATGATTTAGGTAAAATGGGTGATGATGAAAATGAATCATACATACCTCAGACTGACCAATGGAGACGTGATAAATTAGGTGAAGATTATATGTTTAATAAAAAAGTCCCATTTGCGTCTGTTCCAGATAGAGGATTATTTTTATTACAATCACATGGTGTAACTTATTCATTTAATGAAATGTTAGCCATACAAACACATGATGGATTATATGATGAAGGAAATAAAAAATATTTATTTGCCTTTATGCCAGAACAAAAACCACGTACCTCATTACCTTTTATACTTCACCAAGCGGATTTAATGGCTGCTCGTATAGAATTTGAAAGGGAATGGTTACCTAAATTAAATGGGGAAAATAGCGTGGAGCCCAAAAAGAAAAATTATACATTGAATGGGAACATAAAATCATCTAAATCCAAGGCACTTAATACAATTTCAAGCCCAGGATTAAAGAATATGTTAGATAGTTTATGATACTAGAAATAATAATAGGAATTTTAGGTTTTTTAGTCGTTATCTTAGGATATACGACTTTTAACCTTTTGAGAAAAAATGAACAAGCAGAAGATATTATTGTTTCTCAATCCGATTTTTTAAATAAATTATCATCACACTTAGATGAATCCCAAAAACGTTTAGATGAAATTGATGAAAAGGGAGCATTTAAAAGTGATGATGAAATAGGTTGGTTTTTTAATGAAATAAAGGTTTTACAAAAAGGTTTATCTCAATTTAAAATTGACTAATAATTTATGGCTCCAAGAAAAAGAAGGAAAAAAAGTAAAAATTACTTTACTCAAGATACCGAAGATGCTATAGTGTTATATAATAATACTAAGGATCCCGAAATTAGATCTAAAATATATGAACGTGAAATACATTTCGCGTTTTTCAAGCTTACCCAGAATATAATTCACACTTTTAAATTTTACCACACTGAAGTAACTGATTTAGAACATTTACAACATGAGATAATTACATTTTTATTATCTAAGATGCATTTATTTGATCCAACTCGCGGTGCGAAAGCATATTCATACTTTGGGACTATTGTTAAAAGGTGGTTAATATTATATAATACTAAAAATTATAAAAAGAAAATAAATAAAGTAGGTGTAGATGAATTATCTAAAGAAGGATCATCCCATATTTACAGTATAGGAGATGATAGAATAAAAAGTGATTTAGATAAATATGTTGATATTTATGTAAACCATGTTGAAAATAATATATTTGATTTATTCCCAAAAAAGAATGATGCTCAAATAGCAGATGCTATACTTGAGTTATTTAGAAAAAGAGAAGACTTAGAGGTATTTAATAAAAAGGCACTTTATATCTATATAAGAGAAATGGTAGATGTAAAAACCCCTAAAATTACTAAAATAGCTGATCAACTTCATGATATATTTAAATCACAATATATATTCTTTTTAGAAAACGGTTATACTAGATTCTAAACCCTTTCTATATCCATATTTATAACCAAAAATATTATGGGAGCATTAGACAATGTAGTATTTGGAAAGAAAAAATTCTCGGATATCCTCAGTGAAATTTACGACAACCAAAAAAAGAAAGATAAACAAATAACAGGTTTAATTTCAGAATTAAAACCACTTATAAATGATATAGGTGATGCCACTTTAATTGTTCCACTTATAAAGGAATATATGGAAATTGGTGTTCGTAACGATGAACAATTAATTAAAATGGCTACTATAGTACAGCGTGCGCTTAATAATAGTTCCAGCGATGATTCAATGGGTATTACAGATGCCGAAAAAGAAGAATTAATGGCGGAATTAGATAAGCTTAACGAAAACTACGAAGAAAACAAAGATGAATAAGAAAGGTTTTGCTGCTTTAAATAATAGTTTAAATCCAACACAGGGATCCCAATTACCTAATATAAATGGGTTAATTACTAGTGTTAGAGTAGTAGATATTATACTAGATAACCAACACCCCCAATTTGATGATTATGGTGAATGGAATGGGATTGGTACTATTATGTGCGAAGATATTACTATAAATCAATTTGAAAAGAAAGATTTAACTATAGCTACTCCTTTATTACCTTATTTAAAAAACTTTCCTTTAGTTAATGAAATAGTATTATTATTTAGTCTACCTAGTAGAAATATGAGTACTGGTGGTAAAAAACAAGAATTTTACTATTTAAATCCAATTAATCTTTGGAATCACCCCCACCATAATGCATATCCAAGTTCAATAAAATCAAATGAATTACCTAACCAACAACAAAAAAGTTATCAAAATATAGAAGCAGGATCAGTTAGAAGAATAACAGATGAATCTACAGAAATAGATTTAAATTCACCTGTAGCTGAACCTGGTACTAATGGTGGAACTTTTGTTGAAGAATTAAATATTCATCCTTTATTACCTTTTACAGGAGATAATATATATGAGGGTAGATTTGGTAATTCTATACGTTTAGGAAGTACCATAAAGACTAAAAATATTTTATACCAAAATAATTGGTCAGAATTTGGTAAAAATGGTAATCCTATTACAATTCTTAGAAATGGACAATCCCCAGATAGTTCAGATGAAGGTTGGTTGCCTGTGATTGAAAATATAAATAAAGATTTATCTTCTATATATTTAACTTCTAATCAAAAAATTCCATTAGTATCTGATTTTAGATCATACCCATCCATTACCGGAATTCAACCTGAAACTTTAGGTACTTATAAAAACCCTCAAATTATATTAAATTCAGGACGTTTAGTATTTAATACTAATTTAGATAGTATTTTAATAAATTCTCATGTTCATGTTGGAATATCTGCTGTTGAAGATATAGGTTTATTTTCTAGAAAAGGAAATATAAATATTAGAGGTAATAATGTAAAATTAGGTGGAGTAAATGCTACAGAATCTTTAATATTAGGAGATACATTTATGATGCAATTTGGAGCATTATTAGACGCCTTAAATTTTTTAGCTGAGGCTATTATAGAAGAACCTAATTTAGCTGTAAGTGCTCCTATGGCTGATAATTTAAAATTAATAATTGAAGGATTTAAAGGTCAATTAGGAATAATGTTATCAAAAACCGTTCAAACTACATAGAAATGGCAAGTGAAGCATTTATATTAAAGTTAGCAGAAGAATTTTTGGGTAGTGCCAAAGGTAAAAAAATTTTTGGGCAGGAACTTCCAACATCTGCTATAAATAAACAAATACAATCTATAGCTAATAAAGCAGAATTAACTGAATCTGAATTAATGAATTTAGGTTTTGTAACAGCAGCTCAACAAGGTATAGCAAAAGCTAAAAGTTTAGGAGCATCAGCTGATACAATTAAATCTGCAGCAAATTCATTACCTACTGAAGAATTAAAAGCAATAGGACTACAATATGCCCAAAATCAAGGAATTGAAATTGATTCACTCTCAGAAGAAGATTTAGTAGCATATGGAAAACAAAATTTTGTATCTTTTGTTTCAGGTTATACTGATGATATAGATTTTGCCAATTTAAATATAGATTTACCAAATTTAGCACTTCAATTCCCAGAATTAAATTTAAACCTTTTTGGTGGAGGTTTATCTAGGGAAGAAAGAGCCGCCAGAAGACAAAGGAGAAGAGATAGAAGAAGACAAAGAAGAGATGATGCCCGTGATGCTATTGAAAATGCTAAAGCAGAAATTAGAGCCTTAATTCGTAAACAACAACGAGATTACACTCCTACACTTAAAACATTTGTTATTAGTGGTAAAGTATATGGTGAATCTGTACAGATAGAAGAAAAATGGAAAAAAATTGATGAAAATCAAACATTATCTGAATCCGAAAAAAGAACAAGAAAATTAGAAGTTACTACAAGTGAAACTGATGGGTCATTTGGTGGTGTAAGAATATCTGCTGCTTACCTTCAAATGCCTGATAATCCAAATTCTTTAGATGACCAATTAAACGAAAGAGTAAACATTAAATCCCCAGACTCAGATTATAATAGTGAAACATTTTCATCTGAAGATGTTTTACCTGTTGTAAATGCTGATGTTAGGGAAATTAATCCATTAGATATAGCAGAAGGGGTAGAATACTTTCCTTATCCTAATATGTTAATATTACCCCCATTTCGTAGTGATGGTAGTAAATTTATGGATATAAGTTTATATACATTAAAATTAGAAAATTTAACAGCTAAAGAAATCCAAGCTTTATCACCTAAAGAAAGAAGAGAATTTAGAAGAGCAGAAGGTAACCAATTAAGAGAAGCTAGAAAAGAAGAAAGAAAAGAACTTAAAAAAATAGAATTTGAAGCTACAACAAGCCCAATAGATGGAAGTTTTAATATTAGTATAAGGGTACCTGTTTTACCTGTAAATGAACGAGCTTTACTTAATTTATATTTAGTATATACTAAAGCGGGTCATGTTCCTAAGTATCAACCTATATTAAATAGGGATAGAACTGTAAAAAGTGATTTGTCTACAGTTAAAATTACTTCTATTGATGTTGAAGTAGAAAGAGCTAAGTTACTTTATCAAAATGCCTCTAATATGGTATTAAATAAAGCTAAAGTATTAGGTTTATCTGTAATAGAGGCAGCATTAATACAAAGAAGAAAATCTGTATTAAGAATAACTAATATTATTAAACGTACCTTATTCCCTGTACTTTTAGGATTACTTATAGAATTTGGTATAACATCTCTTCTCCAAGCAAAACAAAAAACTTGTCCTACTCCTAGTAGATTAAAAGATGTAATTAAAAGGAGAAACAAAGTAGTTAGACAATTAAATAATATATATAAAGGAATAGCAGTAAATACAGGAATAGCAGCTGCTGCCCTAGTATTAGGTGCTGCACTTAAATCAGGTAGAATTTCAATCCAAAGTTTACCTATCCCACAAGCAATAGGTTTACCACCTGCTAAGGATTTTGGGGGTTTGATAGCATCACAAACAACAGCATTTCAAAATAAATTTACAAACATAATTACTTTATTAAAAGAATTAGAAGAAGAAAATAAAGAATTAAATAGAGAATTATTAGTAGCTTTATTATTTGCAGTTGCCGGATCTATATCGGCACTAGCCCTTTTAAATGCTATTGATAAACTAACCGAAGAATGTACTACAGATGATAATCTTCAATTTGAGGCTTTATCACAAGAATTAATAGATCTTACACAAGAACAAGAAGAAGATGGAGAACCTATAGTATCAAGTATAAATGGATTTGAACTTGCAGTAGAAACAGAAGCTAATGGGTTAGGAGATTTAAAAAGAAGATTTGCAGTTGCAAAAGACTCTAGGGGAATAACATTATTAAAAGGAGAACCATCATTTAGTTCAGTAGATCAAATATTAATAGATGAATTAGTGTTCTATATACAACAAAACGATTTAAAAGCAGTTTAAGTTAATATTTATAATAAATCATTATATATGAAAATCAGTCAATTAAAAACTATTGTTAAAGAAGCAGTAAAAGAAGCAATTCAAGATGAATTAAAAGATATTCTTCTTGAAGCAGTACGTGCACCAAAACAAGTAATTCAATCATCTACCCCACAAACTAAATTACCTGAACAGGATAAAGTAAAGTTAAGAGAAAATATGATGGGTGTTTTAAATGGCATGAGACCAGGAGCAAATGGGAATATATCTGCAACTACAAATGATATGCCTTTACAAGTTACAAATGCTGATACAGCGAGTCCAAATGGTCAATTACCACAAGGAAATGTAAGCATGGATCAAATTATGGGATTAATGAATAAAAGATAATTAAATGGCATTTGGAGAAAGAAGAATATTTCCTGTTGATTTAAACGCTAGGAGGGCTGTAGGTATAAACCTCCCTCTTAATGGGGATGCTGTCTTTGATCCAAATTTTACTACTAAAAAGGCATTAAAAAGCAATTTAATTAATTTTCTATTAACTAACCCAGGAGAAAGAATAGCAAACCCACTTTTTGGTGCTGGTTTAAGACAATTTATATTTACTCAAATTGCTCGAGATAATTTAGATTTTTTAAGGGAAGACATACAAGATAAAGTAAGTAGGGAATTTAGTGAAATACAATTAGATAATATATTAGTAACTGAAGAAATAGATTCTAATACTATAAAAGTACAAATTGACTATTCAGTCCCTAATACTAACATCAATGATAATTTAATATTAAATTTTGCATAATAATGGCAATTAACAGAAACATAAATTATATTAATAAAGATTTTGCAGATTATAGATCTCAACTTATTAATTTCTCTCAAACATATTTCCCTAATACTTATTCAGACTTTGATGAAAGTTCTATAGGAATGATGTTTATAGAACAAGCTTCTTATGTAGGAGATGTTCTTTCATTTTATCTTGATAATCAAGTACAAGAAACTTATTTACAATATGCTAGACAAAATAATAATATATTTGAACTAGCTTATATGTTTAATTATAAACCTAAAGTAACATCTTTAGCTACAGTAGATATTGACTTTTATCAACTTCTTCCTGCTAAAACTTTACTTAGTACAGAAATCGTCCCAGATTATGATTATGCTTTATTTGTAGGAGCAAATACTACAGTATCTACTAGATTAGGTGGTAATTATATTATTGAAGACCCTATAGATTTTACAGTTTCTAGTTCCCAAGATGATACTGACGTTAGTATAGCTCAGATATCATCAGGTGATCCAACTTATTATTTAATTAAAAAAACTAGAAAAGCAACATCAGGAACTATCCAAACAGAAACTTTTACGTTTGGTGATTTCCAAGAATTCCCAACAGTAACTATTAATAATGGTAATATAGCTCAGATAATAGATATATTTGATTCAGATGGGAATGAATATTTTGAAGTAGACCATTTAGGACAGGAATTAGTTTATCAATCAATTAAAAATGATAATGCTAATGATCCTAATAATTACCAAGAAAGTGATGATGCCCCTTATTTACTCCAAACAAAACAAGTTCAACGCAGATTTGCAACTAGATTTAAATCAGAATCCCAATTACAAATCCAATTTGGTTCAGGTAATCCATCAGATACTGATGAAGAAGTTACCCCAAATCCTACAAATATAGGTTTAGGTTTACCTTTTGAAAGAAATAAATTAACAACAGCATATAGTCCAACTAACTTTATTTTTACAAATACTTATGGTGTTGCCCCTACTAATACAACATTAACTGTAAGATATTTAACAGGTGGTGGTGTTACATCAAATGTACCCGCTAATTCATTAGTAGTCCCAATTACAAGTGGAGTTAAATTTTTAGCAAGTAGTTTAAATTCAAATACTGCTCAATATATATTTGATTCTTTTGCAACAAATAACCCAAATGCCGCTACTGGGGGGCAAAATGGAGATACACTTTTAGAAATTAGAGAAAATTCATTATCTAATTATGGTACTCAACTTAGAAATGTTACGGCTGATGATTATTTAATTAGAGCTTTAAGTATGCCTCCTAAATATGGTGGGATAAGTAAAGCCTTTATTCAAAAGCCATTAGTAAATAACACAGGAGCTGATTTAGACTTATATGTTTTAACAGCTAATACTAATGGTAATTTAATTTCAACTTCAACTGCTTTAAAAAATAATTTAAAAAGTTATTTAAATCAATATAGAATGATAGGAGATACTATTTCTATAAAAGATGGCTTTGTAGTTAATATAGGTGTTGAATTTGAAGTCATTATTTCACCTAATTATAATAATAATGAAGTATTAAATGCATGTATTTCTAGATTAATTGAATTTTTCCTAATATCAAATTGGCAAATTAATCAACCTATTATTATGAGGGATTTATATAGTATAATTGATAACATCCCAGGTACACAAAGTGTTAAAAATGTTATGATTGTAAATAAAACAGGAACAAATACCGGATATTCTGAATATGCTTATGATATTGATGGAGCAACTCAAAACGGAGTAATTTACCCATCATTAGACCCTTGTATATTTGAGGTTAAATACCCATCAGATGATATTAAAGGTAGAATAGTAACATTATAAAAAATGGCAGTATATAAATTATTTCCAATCCAAGATGCAGCTTTATATTCATTTTACCCCTTTATGAATACAGGGATAGATGCTATTATAGAGGCTGGAAATTTAAATGTAAATTACAATCCGGTACCACAAGTACAAAGGTTTGTAGTCCAATTTGATCAAGATCAAATTACAAATATTATTAATACTGAGGTAGGTGTTACCAAAGCATTTTCTAGTGATTTAAAATGTTTTATATCTAATGCTCAAGGTGTAGTAATGAAAACAGATATGCATGCCTATGCAGTATCAGGTTCATGGGATAATGGATCAGGTACATATTTAGATTCACCATTAACTACGAATGGAGTAAGTTGGGTATCTAGAAATTTCTCAGGAAGTGGAAATTGGCTAACATCTGGGTGGGATACTTATGTAACAGCTTCATGGTCAGGAAGTAATAACCAAGGTGGAGGTAATTGGTTTACAGGGTCTAATGATCCTAATAATACAAATCTAACACCATACCAAACTTTTAATTTAAGAACTGAAAAAGATTTAAAATTAAATGTAACAGATATTGTTAATGTTTGGTATTCTAGTTCTAATTCTATAGGTGGTTATACTAATATTGCAAATGAAGGATTTATAGTAAAATGGGAAGATGCAGTTGAATTTAGTACCGCAGATGCTATTCAACCAATAATGCAATTTTATTCTGTTGATACTAATACAATTTACCCTCCTGTTTTAGAAATAAAATGGGATGACCAATCATTTGAAACAGGTAGTTTAAGTGAAATAGATACTACTGATGTATTTGTAGCATTAGATAGTAACCCTGGAGTATTCTATTCAGAAAGTATAAATAGATTTAGATTAAATGTACGCCCTGAATACCCAATTCGTACTTACCAAACAGCATCTTTATTTACAACTAACAATTACTTAAATAGTAGTTCATTATATGCTGTAAAAGATTTGGATACCAACGAATTTATTATTAATTTCGATGAGGAATATACAAAAATAAGCTGTGATGAAATTGGAAATTATTTTACTATATATATGAATGGTTTAGAACCTGAAAGATATTATAAAATTTTAATACAAACTACTATTAGTGGTAGTACCATAGTAAAAGATGATCAATATTATTTTAAAGTAGTTAATGGATAATGGCTAATATAGAAAGAAAAGTAAATCTTCTTAAATCAGTATTTGGTAAAACTGAATATCAAAAAACAATAGATACTTCTTTTAAAGAATTAGGAGTTACAACTATTTCTCAAGAAATTGAAGAACAACCAAATGTAGAAGAGTTTTTTGATATGTACAATACTCTTTTCTATGATATTCCAGCCGAAGGTGCAACTAATTCACATCAATTTTTAGTAGAACAAAGTGGTGAATACATTAATTTCCAAGATAAAACAGAAGAAATACAAGCTTTAAGAGCTGAAATAGCAAATTTAAGAAGAGAAAATTTAAATTTACAAGTAAATAATTTAAAAGATTTAGGTGGTGAAGGTTTAGAAGAAGATATTGCTAAACTAGAAAACCAAATTCAAGCTGTTAGTGATCAACAAACAGAGGCAGCAAATAGAATACAAACTACTGCTAATTCATTAGCATCATCAACTGCGGAACCAAAAAATAAACAGGCAAGTGCTGTAGGATATTTTGATTAAATATGGAAGAAGAAAACATTGACATATACCAAGTAGATTCTACTACTTTTGAAAAAGAAACATATTCAGTTTCTGATACTAGTCTAATGCTAAAAATTAGTCAGGATACTGATTTTGATTTAGATAGAGATTATATTGAATTTTATGTTTATGATGAAAATAAAAAGTTATTATATCCTCAGGATGTAATTCCATTAAATAGTTTTAATGTAAGACAAGGAGATATATTACTTGATCCTGAAAATGATTTAAAAACTTTTGGTTTTGATATAGGAAGATATTATATATCCTATAATTTTTATAGAAAAAGAGTAGCATCAGATCCTATTCTTAAATATTATATTAAAGAAATATCATCTGATAGAACCGAAATTAGATTAGCTAGTAATACTATATCTAATCAGGCAATAGCAGCAGGTGCTGAAACATTTACTGCCTATAGAAATTTAGCAGCATATTTTGTAGATTTTGCTTTAAATTTTGGGGGTAATAATACAATTATTGCTAATAATTTACAATTAGATACTTCTAATGCTGGAGATACTACTTTGTTAATTAAACTATATGAACCATTACCTGCGGCATATAATACAAAAAGCCAATGTTGGATAGTAGAAAAATTATCTAAAAGCCAATCATATGAGGTATTTTTCCCATTTGTCCCCGTTTCAAATGATTCATCAATATTTCTATCAGGCCCTAATCTTAATCTAAATATAATAGGAGAATCAGCCGAAGCAGGTCAATTATATTCTTATAATACTCTTTTAAATTCAGATGTTACAAGTTCAATTAATCAATTAAAAAACTTATTAGATTCAAAAGAAATTAATATTAATATTGATTATGAAGATTATGGGGAATTTGTAAATTTTAGTTCTGCTCAAACACGATTAGAAAATTTTTATTATAAAGTTGGGCTAATTGAATCTGCTAGTAACCAATTATCTTTAAATCTTGGAAATATAGCGGGATCAACTGTTGGTACAGCAGCTTATAGTTCTAGTAAGGCCTCATTAACTTCTGTTATTGACAATACAATAAATAATTTTGATGGGTATGAATATTTCCTTTATTTTAATAGTGGATCTAAACATTCATATCCAAAATCTAATACATTACCACCATTTACTTTATATAGCACAGGAAGTACAGAAGTATTACAATGGATAGGTAGTGCGGATTCTACTTCCCCATACTATGGAGGTCAAGCACTATCCGCCTCTAACTATGATCAAGATAATCAAGATTGGTTATATTGGTCAATACCTGAATATTTAAGAAATGATCCAGATAATGTTAGGTATGAATTGTATTTAGACATGATTGGTCAACATTTTGATAATGTTTGGTTATATACAAAAGACATTACTGAAAAATATAATACAGACAATAGAATTAATTATGGTGTATCAAAGGATTTAGTAGCTCAAGCTATTAGAGATTTTGGAGTTAAATTATATTCAAATAATTTTAACACTGATGATTTATTTACTGCATTTTTAGGATTAACCCCATCAGGTAGTTTATTTCCTTTCCCTAATATAACGGGTTCAATAGGTGGGCAAGTTAATACACCTACTGGGTATGAGTACATAGATACTAAAATATCATCTTCGAATGATGTAATACCCTTAGATGATACTAATAAACGTTTATATAAACGTATTTACCATAATATACCTTATTTACTTAAAACAAAAGGTACAATAGCAGGACTAAGAGCATTAATTACTTCTTACGGTATCCCAGATACTATGTTAAGAATTAATGAATTTGGAGGTAAAGATAAAAATGAAAATACTAATTGGGATTTTAGTCAAAATGTATTTAATTATGCTTTTAATACAGGCCCAGATAGTTTAAATACTATAACATCATCATTTAATATTAATGCTGATTTTGGATCACAGGAACCCACATTAAATTCAGTAGGTACTGTACAATTAAGATTCAAACCAAACACAATCCCTGGAGTAATATCAGATAACACTCCTAATCCAAAGATTAGATATTCTCAATCTATATGGGCATTAGATAATTCTTTATCAAACCCCTTTGATAATCCTACATCTGCTGTAGTTTTAGAATATACAGGTTCAGGTTTTATAACCGGTTCTTATTCCGGATCCTCACCTAGTGAATATGATACTTGGGGTACTTTAAAATTCTTTCCAGATATACT